ATTTGAATCTGTTGCATAATCAATAAAACTAGCACCGAGTTCAAGAATTGCCTCTGCAATTTTAAATCCACCTGATGTTAGGCCCAACGCAAACTGTTCAAACTTATTGAACTCTGTTCCTTTAGTACCGTATTGTGTACCAAGAATATAATTTCTTTTATCTCCCATGAGACCTCCTAAATAATTTCAGCTTCTGGGAATACGTTATTCACGTCCTCTTGTGGTAAATTTAATTCAACTCTGTACTTGTCTTCAAAGTCTTGAACTTGAGTGACAGTTTGAATCTCAACAAATTCTGCTAAAGCTTGTGGGTCTTTTGCTAATAGAGTTACAACGTCGTCGGAGACGTAGTCAGGTAAAGCTTGTCTTAAAGCTTGAAAAGTCATTTGTGGTGTTTCTTGCATCCCTTGTGCGTTGTCCGTAGGCATTTGTGCTTCAGCCGCCATAGCTTCTGCTGCAGCATCACCACCTTCTTGAAGTCCTATTCTGCCTCCATTTTTTAAAGTTGGCTGAGTTAAAGTTTCTGTTGTTAAGTCTTGCGCTGGTCCTGTAATTGTCTGTCCCGGAGCAGTTAAACCGCCCGCCTTTACTTGTTCAGCATATAAGTTCAAGTAGTAACCTCTATTCTTTTTGAGCTCTTCTTTAGATATATTGTATCTGGCCATAAGTTCTTCGTCTCCCGGCTCAAGAGTGCCCACTATATTTGCTAAATCTGTTCCACTATAGTTAGCGCCCGCAGCGCTAGGACCTAATATTTGTTGAACAAGAGCTGCGTTCTGAGGACTTTGCTGTGCGAACTCAATGAGTTTAACACTGTCTGGTTTCTCTAGATCATCAGTAGCCGCGTCACGAACAGAAGTATAAATGTCCTCAGCTCGTTTGTAGTCTCGCTCTCTAAGTGTAGCCATCGGATCTTGAAACGCTTTAAATATTGCTTGCATAGTGCTTTCGCCTTCTTGCACACGATCTGCCGCACCAAAGTTAATGAAGCCTGCTTGCACTGCTTGTCGTCTTGCTTTTTCTTTTAGTTCTGTTTCTTCTTGTAATCTTTTAAAATAGTCCACGGCCTCTTGTCTGCCCTCACCAGAAACAATAGCACTTTTGATGCCGCCTAAATCTTCAGCAGGCTCCTCTGTTTCCGTGCCGGTATCAGTGTCTGTACCTGTATCCATATCTGTTTCGTCTGTATCAATTTCAGGTTCAGTAGTATCTGTTGGAGTGGATTCTAGTCCTCCTAGTTTTCCTGTATAGCTATCTATAAAAGTATCTAGTTCTCCCTCTCTACGTTCAATTGCACTTTGTATCATAGGAATCTTTCCACTGCTTATAAATTTACTTTTTCCAGCTTTGTCTTTTGCACCTACTTCAGTAACCACCTCATCAAAACGATCAATAATGGCTTTTCTAGTGTCTGGAGTTAAATTTTGTCTAAGATCTTCGGGCAGTGAATTAAAGAACTCTTCAACTTTAGGAGCATAATAATCAGATAACGTTTTTGTATCAAAGTTTCTTAGCTCGCTAAAGTTGTCAATAAAATCTTGATATATAATAAAACTAAGAGAACGACTTAATTGATCTGTTGCATCGTTTTGAAATGTTTTTAAAAGGTCTCTCGATTCTGCTTGTTGTTTAAGTTCACTAGAAGGGCCCCCACCTTCTTGAAAATTAACCCGTCCGCCAACTGCGAACCCCGGCCTTTCATCAGCCAACCCAGAAGCTATACCAGTGCCGTAATGTTCATACGGCGTTCGTGTGAATAATTTTCGTTTATATAAGGTCATGTTATTTTCCAAACAAACCAGTGCCTGCACCAAAGCCGCCTATACCCGCTTGTAGTGGATTAGGCATTTGTAATCTTGAGTACTGTGGAGCTCCTGTTGCTAGACTAGACAAGAACAAGGATTGATCCATAGGTTTTTGATAAGCTAAGTTTGCAGCATCTATTCCAGCTTGTCGTTGCGCGCCTCCAAAATTAAACAGTGCGTTCACATCTGCAAGTCTTTGCGTTTGTCCTTGTTGTCCAAGGTTCATAAAATTTTGTGCTGCGTTCTGTGCTGCTGTTTGTGATTGAGTAAATCCTTGATTGTACAGATCGCCGATCGTGTTTCGTAGTGTGTCTGCTTGCTCTCCTGCTAAGGCAGCATCAAACACTGCTTGTCTTGTGCCAGATCCTGCAAACGCACCAGAACCAATGGCTCTTTCTGCAGCCTGTGCTTTTTGCAAATCAAATTGTTTGTTTAATTGTTGTACTGTATTGTCTACTACATTTTGTGTGTAAGGATTCATAAACGCCTGTGCCCCACCCGGACCAGCGTAACTAGTTGCTTTTTCTAAGAACGGTTGAAAAGATCCTAATCCTTGTTGTAAAATACTACCTGCTTGTTGCTGTAACGGATCAAGACCCGGAGCCATAGCGCCAACATTTACTGGTCTATCAGCTATGTTTGCTGCTTGACCAAAAGATTTTTTTAACGCGTCTTGTACAAACGTTGGTAATTTTGCAAACTCTGCTTGAGGTACCATATTATGCTCTCTTTCCTTGTTCTTCTAGTTTATACATCATATCATACATCTTTTTTGCTCCTTTGTTAACACTTCCGTTACCAAAACCTCTAACAGCGTCAGCGGTCATAACAAACTCATTTTTGCTTAATCTAGCAGGTACGTCATCAGCGCGTTCTTTTGAGCCGATCGGTATAAAACCACCTACACGAGCATCCATTTCAAGTCCTGCTACGCCACCTTCTGCTTTACCTAAACTATCATAATATTTTTTAAATTCCATATGCCTTGGATGCGTAGTAGCTAATTCAGGGCTTTGTTCAAATATGTTTTTCCAACCCATATATTCTGGATCCTTTGCCATAGCATTTTCTTCTTCCATAAAATTTTTGTCGCCGCCAAACAAACCACCTAAGAAAGCGTTCACTCGACCACCATCTTCATAAGACTGTATACCACCTTCAAAAACAGGATTCTCTCTTTGTGGTACATTTTGCATAGGCCCCATAATACCTTCCGCCGCTGTCATTTCAAGATCAGGTTCTTGCATAGCCATGCCCATAGCCATAGGCATTGGTATGTTTCTTGGATCTACTTCTCCGCCTTCTTGATAACCTATCATGCCACCCATGGCTTTTTGAATTGGTGCCAATCTGTTTTCCTCTGCTAATTGAGCAAGAGATTTTGTTTCACCTGATGCTTCAGCCAATCTTTTTGCTTCTTCTAAATCTTTTTTCTCTGCTAAATAAGAACCTCCACCAATTAAAGACCGCATTAATAAATCGTTTGTAAGTCCTCCGCCACCTTCTCCTGTCAACAAATTTTGTACAAAACTACCTAAGCCTCCAGAAGAGCCTGCTCCTGTTCCTGCGGCTTCCGATATAATTTTTAAACTAGGATCTCTAGCTGCTGCTTGCGCTGTAGTGTTAAATACATCTCCTGCTGAATTTTGAACAGTGACTTGACCTGTACCTGCACCTCCCATACCAGTGTTACCTATCGATGTTTGTAACATCTTACCAACGTTGCCACCAAGGCCCTCTATGTTTTGAAAGATACTGCCGATGCCTTGTCCGATTGGACTTCCAGTTAGCGTACTTACTCCGGGTATGCCTTTTAAAATATTACCAAGTCCAGAAGAAAGTCCTTGACCAAATTGAGGCATACCTGCACCACGGGCGAATGACCCTAGGCCGTAGTTCGTTAGCCCTCCCATTACTGCCTTGCCAATGTTGCCTTCTCTAAGACCACCGGCTGCACCGAGAGCTGCTCCTATTGCTGGATTAAAAACAGATACAATTGGCGCTATAGCAGCGGTTTCTTTTGGAATAACTTTTCTTGCTAATTTTTTTAATTTACTGCCAATACCCATAAAATATTTAGTCCTTAACTTGCTGCATAAAGTGGCATGTACATAACTGTAGTGCCGACTTTTACTTTAACATATTTTGTTATTGAACCAACAGATCCTGTTTCTATGCTGTTTCCACCACCACTGCCTTCAGTAGCAAGAAAAGTGAAAATTGGCGCATCAGTATCGTCTTGATCCAATGTAAGGCAGGGATTGCCACCACTCCCTGAATATTGCAATGTGGCGTTAGTTCCAGTAGCATTAACGGCCAAACCAGTTAACGTACCTACACTAGTTATAGCAGTTTGTGCCGCCGTGGTCAACGTAAGATCTGAGACATATGTTTTGATTCTTGAGGCTGCGGTCTTACGATTAGTGCCTCCAGCACCGTCGTCCACGATAAATAGGTCAGCATCCACCAATCCAGCTCCTATGTCAGTGCCTCCATCTATATTAAGTGCTGCTATACTTACTTTGTCAGCGGTTGAAATAGTGTCCAATTTGCTGTCTGCTATGGCTGCTCCTGATGCAATGCTGGCGTTTACAACGGCATTTGCAGCTAATTGATCTGCACCCACAGCGTCATCTGCAATCTTAGCTTGAGTCACATTATCGTCAACTATAGAAGCGGTAACTACAGCGCTAGCAGCTAGTTGATCGGCACCAACGGCATCATCTGCTATCTTTGCTTGTGTTACATTGTCATCAACAATAGAGGCAGTAACAACGGCGTTAGCAGCCAACTCATCAGCTCCCACGGCATCATCTGCCAACATAGAATTTTCAACAGCTTGCGCCGCAATAGTCAACGCACCGTTAGATGCTACAGTTGCATCACCACTGACTTTACCAAATACATACGTTGGTATTCTAGATGCTAACATAGACTTTTCTGTGCCGCCTGCACCGTCATCTACAATAAATAAATCCGCATCTACTAAGGCCGCGTCCATCTCAGATGCGCCGTCAATCTCTAATGCACCTATGTCGACTTTCCCCGCAGTAGATATTGTTGCTAGTTTACTATCAGCAATTGCAGCAGAGGAGTTTATGTCTGCATTTACAATTGAGTTTGAAGCAATTGATGCTAGACCCGCAACTGTAAAAGTTACATCTCCGGTTACAGCGTCTAATACTTCTCCTGTAGCTGCTTTTTTTAAAGAATTATCTGTAGCATCTAAAAACAAAAAATCATCATTGGTTAAATCCAAAGCTGTAATCTCAGTTTGATTAGCAATAACAGAAGCGTTTAACTCCGTGTTTGTGATCGTTGCATCTGCAATTTGTGTTGAGGTAATACTATCATCTCCAACAGTTGCGGTGGTTACAACAAACCCTGTTTTTGTATCTAAATCGTCTGTAGATACCGCTCTATCAATTTCTAAAAAGTTTTGTTCTAATTGACCTGCAAAAAAATTTACATGGTTAGCTAGCTCGTTTGTTGTGGGTTCTTTACTAAACGAACGAAAGCGAGGTAAAGAACGAAATCGAGAACCTGACATTATCTTTTACCATCAGGTTGCATGTTTAGACGAATGTCTCCTAATCTCCAATGCGAGCTTGTAGCATTACTAGAAAGAATCATAGACATTTGTCTTCCTCGAGCCCTTAAATTTTTATGTTCAGTAGTGGTCGCTAAAGTTTCACTAGATTCTGTGACTTGACTAGAGTTTGGATAAATTCTAAATTTTAAATCCATGCTGACAGATCCTACTTGATCATCAAAGTCAGGAATAATTTTATCCACAAACATAATGTTATCTCCGTCTTGAGGTAGATCCATATCAGCACTTGTTAAACTGCACGACATGGCTGAACCATCATCATCCGTTCCGCTTTCATGTTTGTAAATAAGAGACGAAGAGGTGGCTACAGAACTTGCTAAGGGATTGTCGTATATTCCAGCAGGAGCCCATGCACCTCTAGCTAAAGTTCCAACCGACCACGTTTGTTCTTTGTAATTATAAATAACATAGTCTGTAATTTCATCACTCGCGTCATTACTACCAGTTGGATAAAACCACCACACTTCACTAAACTTAGGATTAAGTGCGGCGAAACATTTTATCTTTTGTTGTTGCGTTAAATTATCAAAAACATGACGTTCTACAGAACAAGGTATTTGTTGTACACCACCAGCGTATTGATAAAAACCATCGTTGCCCATCCAAAAAACATTACCGTTGTACTCTGCTGCAGCTTGTGGCCCAACAATACCTGCATTTTCTGCAACTTGTTGAAAAGCAAAAACGTCTGGTTGTCCAACAAACGTCATAGTAAACACAGAAGTATCCGAGAATAAAAGTACAACTCCTCTTGTTCTGATACCACCAAGCAATAAGTTTCCTCCTGTTAATACTTGCGAACCTGCAAAATTTGTAGTGGTTGCAACAAAATCTGTAACGTCTGAAAGATCAGAGAAAGCAACATTCATAGGACTGTCTGCAGTGCCATCATGTGCTCCGTATAATACAACTTGCCTTGACGCCGAGTTCACGACCACACCGTTGGCCGTTATTGGTACACCGCTGGTCGTTTCTGCAACTGCGTTAGTAGTAGCATCTCCTTGAAAAGCACTGGTATCTAATCTGTACAATCGTCCACCTATTCCATTCACTCCTATCAAATCTTCACCAAACATATCCAGTGTCCACATTGTAGCGTTACTAAATGTTCCTGAGCTTATTGTAGTGTGTTGATTACCCGCAGTGTAATTTGAAGCCGGAGTGATGTCCACGTAACTTCCTGCTCCATCATCATATAAATAAAAATGACTGTGTGTGCCAATGCCTATGTATCGTTTGGTGTTGTTTGCACGATAAGGCATTAAAGATCTAACAACTCCAGAAGTTATTGTGTCAGTATCTAATTTAGCCCAACCACCAATTTTTTCTGGTCGGCCTTTCATAAATCTTATTTTTTCAGCATCAATATATTTGCCTTCTTGTGAATAAACAGTATCATCTTTAAATATGCCCGGAGCTATATTAATTTTAGTTAATGGCATTTAACTTATCCTTATCAAAGCAGTGGTTGCAGAAGCAGAAGGCAAAGTAACTGTTAACGTTCCTCCAGAAACAGATTTTTTAGCTCCAAAGTCAATAACAGCAATGGCCCTGTTACTTGCAGAAGAGTTATAAATTAAAGCGCCAGACGCGTCACTGATAGTAGCACTAGTAAAAGAAACATCATCAAAGTCAACGTAAGCAACAGTGCCGGACAAAGCAACTGCTACATTAGCTAAAGTTGCGCCGCCCGATGAATAATTGGTGCCACTTGATTCGTTGGTTGTAGAAAAAGCAGTGGTCGTTGGTCCTAGTGTGGCGTCCGAGGTGTATAGAGCAAGTTTAAGTGTGTGCCCATCAAGATCGTGCAAACCCTGAAGAAGTTCTTGTTTAAATGAATTGCATACTGCTTGTGTAATTGCCATAGTTTCTCCTTATGCAGCACTAATTTCTGACCACGATTCTGTATTGCTTGACGCTGTAACTTCTGTCCAGCCTGTAGATTGTCGTATTCTTTCAAAGTCAGGACTGCCTGCAATAGATAATACAGCAAAAGCGTTCTCTCCGATAGCAGAAGTTTCAAAAACTCCTTGTAGATCTCTTTGTAGTTCTTCAAGAACATATACTGCATGCCATACTTCAGTTGCCATTACTCACTCGTTTCTTCTTCAGGCTCTTCTTTTTTCGTCAACGCTGCCATTTCTGTTTGTAAAGCAGCGAGTTGTGCTTCTAGTTTAACGTTCGCATCCATAGCTGCGTTTCTTTGTTTAGTTAACGTAGCTATAACACTATTTACGTAATTCGTTGTTTTTTCGTCCATGATTCTTCCTTTCGTTATTTAAACTTATCCTTACTCAGTTACGTCTTTAACGTTCGATAACTGGCTATTTGTTTTTAAATCTGCATATGCAAGTTTAACAGGATTATCTGTTGCATCTAAACTGTAATCAATCTTAAAATGTTGTAAGTGTCTGTTAGATATACGCATAGATTGTTCTGTTGCTTCATCATCACGAGTTGCTTTATCTTTGTAGATTTCAACATCATAGACTAGTTTCCAGTCACTACCCATTTTTTTTACATAGGTAGACGTCACTCTAACATATGCACTTGTAAGTGCTACGCCATCGTGAGTTGTCATATTTGCTGTTATTGCCATTGTTTTCTCCTTAGTTTAATAATTTAATTTCGTTTTGTTCTAGTATCTCATTAGCCTTATCTTCACCAACTGCTGCTTTAGCAAGTTCATACATTGCGTTAGTTAGCCTTTGAGTTGCCTCATACTGTTGCCAAATAGCACCATTGTGAAGTCGTTGCATACCTGTAACATTTACAAAATGATTAGGTGTACCATCTTCTTCTCTACCGACAAGATCTGCATCAGC